CTATCTTATTGAAATTAATTTAAAGTATTCTTTAAGTTAGTCTCTTGGATGAAATATTGCATTGATAAAACAACATACAATATATATAATAAACAAGCCATAACTAAATATATCTTTCATTGTTCTAGTTTAGTTCACTTACTCGCTGTACTCAGCCGTATCAAAGCACTCATTCTTGATGATTGTCCCACGCTCATCCTGCAAGGTCAACGCTACCGAGACAAAGCTGTTATTTGCGACCGCCTTGCTTGCCCTGTCATAGAAGTACGATAAGCCGTTAGCCAGTGTTGAGCGTACCGTGAGCGTATTGTTTACGACGCCGTCAGGTCTTTTCTGAAATTCAGTAATAAAATAGTACATAGTACGTTATCTCCTTATGTGACTGTCCACCCTTTGACGGTAGTTATAAAATCCATGAGTGTCATTGAGCCGTTTGGGTCTGCGACGAAAGTTCCGTTGTCGTTAGTTCCAATGATTGCGGCGATATCTATCCTATTGTTCGTTTTGAGTGCTACAGATTTCGGACTTTCCACACTGAATGCATTGGCAAGCGATATCCAACTTTCTGGCGTAATAACTCCTCTTGTGTTTGGTGTCCAGTCTACCATTGCAGCTGATATTGAGTTCGCCTTAAACCGAAAATATTCGAGACTCATTGCACTAGCAAAAAGAAAATTGCAATTATAACAATTTATACAATCAATTTCGCCATAAATAGCTTTTATATGACTCCCCCGGCAGAAATGTTCCAGCGTTGTCGGCTGAACGGTGCAGTTTTCAAAAGTGATTGTCTCGATGCTCGAACCGTATCCGAATGCATTCATACCGCAAGTGAGTACGGCATTTTTTATTGTCAGATTCTTAAGCCCTTTGCATTCGCGAAAAATATAGGAAAGTGTATATAGATTCGTGTTGTTCTCAAAATCGAGCGTCAAAAATTCTGGCAATTCCGCATATCGGAAGAGTTGTTCGCAGTTATAGGCATGCGCAAACGGATTAAACTCAGCCTTGCCATATTTGATCGCCAACGTCTCCACTGCGTCACTTAGCGTTTCATCTTCCTTCCCTGTGACCTCATTGGCATATGTCGTGAGCGCAGTGATGCCATCAGTCAACGGACTGCATCCGCTTGCCGTTTCCGCACTTGCTATCTCCTGCCTGAGTGCGTCCACCCCTGTATTGACTGTCACGGGATTATAACCATCACCGCTTGCTTGATAGATACCATCCTCAGTCACAGTAAGTGGTTCAAGAACGGGTTTATCATGTATTATCTTAACTATTTCTCGCCCAATCTGAACCTCTGCCTCTACTCCGCTCTGAATATAAACTTCGGCTTCTATAGCTTTGACACTCATGTCATCACCTCATCTTTACGGGTATCCTCTACATAGGCTTTAATGATCGGACGAGTTTCAAACCTGTCAACGTTGGCGATTCCTATAGCATAGATTTTAACATTCCGGTTGGGTTTCAGAGCGAGACTTTCTTCCTGAGTAAGCTTGTATGTCACAGTCTTATTATCGGGATCTAAATCAAGAGAAGAGAGGTCAAAGACCATAGTGTTACCCAGCTGATCCAAATATAATTCTAGGGCGGTGATTGTAGAAAAGTCAATGTCACCCTTGAGTATTAGTCGTATTGTGGCATTAGTGCCTCTGATTATTGAATCCATGTGTCGCCTCATAGGTATTATTTTTTACAAATTTTATTTACCCCTTAACAACAAACGTTTCTGTATCATAGTTATAACATAACGTTTTCTTATGCCTTAAATAATCGTCATAATCACAACCTATTCGAATAATTTTAATTATCTTCAGGGTTGTATCGAACGTTATCACGTTAAATAAATATTTACTATCAGATCCAGAAACTCTGGCAGAATTATGAACCTCTCTTGCGGCTCCACACTGGTCTATTTGTATTGTTAATAACTGTTTTCCAGCAGTATCATCTAAAGCAGAAAACCCAAATTTATCCATATGAGAATGGCCGCATAGATTACATATGATAATATCTCTATATGGTATTAAGATCTCGTTAGCATCGCCAACCACATACTGGCCAAATGGACCAGTACCAGTAGAAGCATACGCTCCAGAAGAGTCTGGCGATTTTAAATTTGTAAACGGTGTTTCTAAATCTCCAGTAAAGGGGGCTAATACGTAATGAGATAATAATACGACACTGTAACCAGCATCTCTTGCACCAGATAAAGTATCAGCAAGCCATGCTTTTTCAGCACTATCCCAATAAGCCATATCTATACCAATCATCCTGATTTTTGCATTGGTATAGTCTTTATACCAGTATAAAGCACCGCTTGGAGAAACAACATTCCACTTAGATAAGAATGGACTTAAATATACAGAACGTGCCATTTCTTTAGGAAGTGCATACCATTTATTAGTTCCACTTGCAGACTCACTAGATGAATCGTAATTAAATAACGCTGTGTCATGGTTACCAATAACAGTCAAAGCCATAGAGGCAACTTCGTGCGATAAATATTCATCTCTACTGTAATAGTTACTAACCCTTGCGTTTACTACATCCCAATTTGAGCTATCAAACGGACCAATTATACCGTTCGAATTGCATCTATATAGCAACCCATCATAAACTGTATAATCACCGTATGAATATTCTGTTTCTTGGTTAAAATCAGAGACCAATGAATCATCAACAGAATAACCATAATAGTAATACACGCTATCTCCAGTATTTATTATGTCATCAATTTTGTCATAATTCTTTTTATAAAAATCCAAAACAGCATCAAGAGATTCTGATACGCCATGATTGTCAGAAAAATGAACAAGTGTTAAAAGTGTACCACTAGAATCTGTATGCCTTGACTGCGATAGTAGCATAGTATCTTTTTCTGGTTTATATTCTTGTTCGCGACATATGGTAATCATAGACGTGACTTGTCTATAGTTTATATTACTACCATCTGCGTGTTTTATGTTTGACATGTAATAACCATCTGAAGGTACTACGTATATATAATTAAATGAATTACTGCTCGTTGTGTGTATTACTTTAAGATTCGACTCTCCGTCTGAGTCTAGCAAAAAACAACTAACTCTCTCACCTGAACCAACAGATACTTTTATAGTGTCACCTTTATAAACTTTTATTCTCGGCGTCATAACATATATATTACTTGACGGCACGATATTCTTATTACTTAAACTATAATATCCAGGCATAAAATCGCCACGACTTAAAGTATAGCAATCAATATATCTTTTGTCATTTGTATATATACGTAACCTATCATAAGCATCACTGTTTATTTTAGAATCGTCTGTATTTTTTACAGAAATACCAACATAATAAACAGAAGGGTTTGCATCGAATACTTTGTCAAAATCAAGTTTTGTTGTTTCTTCGCCAATTTCGACAAATGATTCGTCCCCTCCTAAGTGAAGCCAAGAACCATTTAAGAAATTTTCATCAAGACCAACAAAACTTGGAGTTAAACTATTATCCCATTCTAAAAAATAATGCTCGCCCCTAACCAATTTAATGATTGAATGTATACGATAATCTCGTATGTTTGCTAAACTGTTAGGATTTCCATCTACTGTATAACCCCATTGAGTCCATATTCCACGGGTACTTATATTGTCCATATATGACGTTGTTAGTTTATACGCATGGTTATCAAGAGAATCTATCTTTCTTCCAACCGCACCTGCATCAGCATACTTTCCATCAAGGGTAAGCGTTACATCAGTATTCTTATAAGATATTACAGTAATAACATCACTCGGTAGTGATTCGACTGGGATATCCGCTCCATTCGGCTTCTTTATTACTATTCTGTAATACTTTGAAGAGTCACTATATTCAATTGGTTCTGTTGTAAAATCTATGGAAGAAACAAAGGAATTGATAGCTTTACTTGAATAAGTGCGGCCGCCTATCTCATAACCTTCCTTCGGAACAATGCACAACTTATAACCGCTAAAACTCAAGAATCCAGTTCTTGCTCTGTTCGTTGACAACGAACTACCTTCGGTACCATTTACTACATTAATCGTTCCCTGTTCAATAGTATAATCGGTGATTACTTCAATAATACGGTTGTCGAGGTTCTTAATCCGGGAAGCATATGGGGTTAAAACCTCTTTTAAATCTGTAAATAAACTCATACTACCTCCTTAATCAAGTAACCCAATGAGTTGATTCTCCGGCATCTGTAAAATTTCCATTAATAATAGCCATCACACCATCCCCTTAAACATGTTATAGGTTTCCTGATTAATCCGGCCCGTCTGAAGCATCATATCCAACGCCTGAGCAGGAGTCTGGATGTTTGGGTTACCAAGCATGTTTTTTGCTGTTGCTGCCGGATCAAGATTTGGATTCTGTCTCTGAGCGTTCTGCTGAAACATTTTAATGGCTTCGAAAGGATTCATCAAATTTTACACTCCTTACTTAGAAAACTCCTTCCACGCGGACAGGAGTTGGTCAAGTTTACTATTAAGCTGGTTAATTTCTTCTTTTGTCGCATACTGCCCATCAACAGTCTGTGGTGGCGGAGTTGTTTCCTTGATCTCCCAGATTCTATCTGGACGGATAAAACCACTCTGATCTCTTGACCTCATTTTGAGTGTTGTCATCGCCTGGTCCAGAAAGAACATGCTGCTATTTGGGGCAATATTGTATGAATCCGCAAGCGAAATATCACTCAGTAAAGTAACCATCAGCGGTGTCCCTGCAGTCTGCTGTTGAGGCTGTGTTGGTTGCTGAAACTGGTTACCATATGGATTATAGTTATTCATTTGGTTCTCCTTTTCTAATTACATTAACCTGGTATTGGTGCATCGGTGTCGCTTTCATCGTCTGGTGATGTATCCACGTTCGGTGCATCCTCATCAAGAAGACCAATAAGTTGCTGTTTTTCAGAAGTGGTCAACGTATTGATCATTTCTGCTACGGTTCCGTCATCTAATTTTGTTTGAATGGCGGCTTCAAAAGCGGCTCTATTAAGTGTTGGGCTACCGACGTCCGAATAACATTGCTGAATGGCACTTTTTATGGATGATCTTACCTCTTCGCCATATATAGCACTCATTATGCTGTTTAAATATGTTTGTATAGATGACACATCAATCCTCCGTTACTCCGTTAAAATATCTGTTATTAGTCCGTCTTCCACGACTAATGTTTTGCCATTGCCGACATCAACATTGCCAGTGTATCCTCCAATATCGATAGTTTTACCAGGCGACAAATGAATACCATTTCTATCGACAATTGCGATGTCGGTATACTCTCTACCATCCCATACTTGTAGATGTATATCGCGTTTCGATTGCAGCAGTAAATCCATATCTACTGCCGTTATGGCAACATTGTAATATGGAAGCCCATCATCGTCAACGTAATTTGCAGATAAGTCTATCTGACCAGTCATGTATTGGTTAGCATAGTCGGTGTCAGTGGCGTTGATATAACCTCGTATAAGGGCGTCATTAATCCAGAGTTTAGTATCTCCTTTGAAGTTTCGCCATCCACCGGCATCCCAGCTACCAATAACGTTTCCGTTGCGATCATACATCTTAAGAACACCGTTATTGTTTCCAAGGCCACCAAGCCCGAGAATACCGCCATGCATTCTGTCAAACAACATGGTACCGGTTGTAATACGGTCAGCAACAATTGCACCATCCATGGTTATTGCCGCTCTGTAAGTTGGATTTTGTGTAGGGTTACCTATAAAATAGCCTAAACCGCCACTATTCCATCGCCACCCTCTAGTCGCAAGTTTATAATCCTTTGTTTCAGTGATGAAA